AAGAAACTAGAGCGAAGCCGAACGTCCCGGGCTGGCAGCCTATGGCCGACGTCGTCTCACACATTGATCTATGGAGAAGGAACAACAATGCCGTTAGCTAAAGACGAACTGTCGAAGAACGCCATGGGCGGATCTGAACTGATGAAGTATCGCCTCGTTCAAGAACTGGGTGAAGAGTTCTTGTCAGACTTTCAGATCTTCGTATCACGCGTACAAGAAGACTTAGACTCGAACCGCATTAAGATCTACTGGCATCAGGACATGCCTATGGATCCGGCTGCTGCACACCTCAAAGACGGTGGATGGGAGAAGTATGACTACTTCGTGTTCAACTCCGACTGGCAGATGAACATGTTCAACCTCTACCTTGGAGTGCCGTATCATAAGTCTATCGTCCTTCAGAACGCCATCGACCCGATCTCACAGAGCATGATCGACGAAGAGAAGGATGATGAGAAGATCCGACTGATCTACCATTCTACTCCACATCGTGGCTTGAACATCTTGGTACCCGTGTTCGAGAAGCTTGCTGAGAAGCACGATGACATCGTCCTCGACGTCTACTCTATCTTCAAGATCTATGGCTGGGAAGACCGTGACAAAGAGTTCGATAAGCTCTTTCAGAAGTGCAAAGACCATCCTCAGATCAACTACGTCGGATCAGTTCCCAACCCTGAAGTCAAGAAAGCTTTGGCTAAGGCACACATCTTTGCCTATCCAAACACATGGCTCGAGACTTCGTGCATCGCTTTAATGGAAGCTATGTCAGCGGCCTGCGTCTGCGTGCATCCAAACTGGGGTGCTCTCTATGACACTTCTGGTCATGTGACTCGCATGTACCAGTACGATGAAGACTCTAATCGGCACGCTCGCAGGTTCTATGGAGTCCTTGAAGAAGCAATCGCGGACGTACGAAATAACCGTGTACAAGAAGAGACGACCTATGGTAAGATCTATGCAGATACAAGGTTCACGTGGCAACGCCGCATCTTGGAATGGAAAGCTTTTCTTGGCATGCTCAAAGAGATGAAGAAGCAGGGTCAACTGGGAGCTCCCAAGCCACTGAAGCAGGCGTTCGAATATAAGATCGGATAAGACATGATAATCCTCGACCTCAATCAGGTCATGATCAGCAATCTCATGATGCAGCTGGGCAACCATACTAACACCGAGTTAGACGAAGCCCAGCTGCGTCACATGATCCTCAACTCCATTCGTCTCTATCGTCAGAAGTTCATGAAAGACTAAGGCGAGCTGGTCATTGCTTGCGATGACAAGAACTACTGGCGTCGTCAGATATACCCGTACTACAAGGCAAATCGTAAGAAAGCCCGTGAGAAGTCTGACCTCGACTGGACAAAGCTGTTTGAATCTTTGAACAAAATACGGGCAGAGTTGAAAGAGTTCTTTCCGTACCGAGTCATTCAAGTAGATACTGCTGAGGCAGACGACATCATTGCCACTCTTTCAGCTCAGTTTGGCGCGGTAGTGTCTTCTGAACGCATCCTTATACTCTCTGGTGATAAAGACTTCAACCAGCTGCAGAAGTACGGTAACATCGAGCAGTTCGACCCAGTCAGGAAGAAGTGGATCAAAGCAGAAGATCCGTATAAATACGTCCAAGAGCATGTGATGAGGGGAGATACCGGCGACGGCATCCCAAACATCCTGTCTGACGACGATGTCTTCTTGGTAGACGGTAAGAGGCAGAAGCCACTGACCCAGAAGAAGATCGATGCGTGGATAGGAAAAGACCCTTCAGAGTTTTGCGACGCTGTAATGCTTCGTAACTATAAGAGAAACCAGCAATTGGTAGACTTTGACTACATCCCAGACAACATCCGTACCCGCATCCTCGCGGAGTACGACGCGCAGTCTGGTAAGCGTCGCGACAAGCTCTTCAACTACTTCATCGAAAACAAGTTAAAGAATTTAATGGAAGTCATACAAGACTTCTAAGGAGATAATCATGCGTAGAAGTGTAGCTGAGATCTTAGAAGAAGCTTCGAAGATCACAAAGAAAGAAGATCGTATTCAGTTCTTACGACAGAACTATAATCCTACGATCGGCAAGATCTTGCAATGGACGTACGACGAACGGATCAAGTGGCTGTTGCCAGAGGGCAAGGTGCCGTACAATCCGACCAAGTACCTCGATCAAGAGGGTAACCTCTACAACGAGGCTCGTCGTCTCTACCTGTTCGTAGAGGGCGGTAACCCGAACCTCAAGCCAGTACGTCGCGAGTTCTTGTTCATCCAGTTACTGGAAGCTCTATCACCAAAAGAAGCTGAGCTACTGGCTTCGGTGAAAGACAAGAAGATCCCATACAAGGGCATCACAGCTAAGTTCGTAGAGGAGGCTTTCCCTGGTCTAATCGGTGGGGACATCCTATGAGCAAGAGCTTCAAGAAAAACAGAGACTTCTACGACGAAGTCGATGAGAAGCAAAAGAAGAAGACTGAACACTTTATTCGTCAAGTCAAGAAGCATCGCCGCGAAGTCGATTTAGATGGATCTCGTCCCGGGTATACAACTAAAGACAAGGTCAACTTGTAATGCCAGTTTACACGTTCAAGAACAACAAGACGGGGGAAGAGTGGACCGAGATCATGAACATGAGTGAGCGGGAAGAAGTCTTGAAAGATAAAGACATCGAGCAGCTTATAGTATCCGCGCCGCCCTTAGTAGACCCGGTCTGATTGAGCATTAAGGGAGTCAAGAACAAGCCAGACGGCGGGTTCAGAGACTTATTGAAAACGATCAAGAAGGGGAACTCTAAGGGATTTCAAAAATCCAATGTTAATACCTTCTAGGGAATCACATGTACGACTTAGCCGAACTCTCTACGCTAACAAGAAAAGAAAAAAGAATACTCAAGAGAAAAGGTCAGCTAGAAAAACCAGAAGAGAAAAAGCCTAACTTAGGCAACTTGAATCTGAAGACCGTACTTCCACTCACAGACAACCAAGAGAAGACTTTCACAGCTTATCGTGAGGGCAAGAACTTGCTACTTCATGGCATGGCTGGAACTGGTAAGACATACATCTCGATGTATCTAGCTCTACAAGACGTGCTTAGGCATCATACATACGACAACGTCACCCTAGTGCGCTCTGTCGTCCCTACACGTGATATGGGTTTCCTCCCCGGCAACCAAAAAGAAAAGACCAAGGCTTATGAGCAGCCATACTTCCCGATAGCCAAAGACTTGTTCGGTCGCAGCGACGCCTACGACATCCTCAAGAACAAGGGCATCGTTAACTTCATGTCCACCTCGTTCATTCGTGGTACGACCATCGAAGACTCTATCATCATCGTAGACGAAGTCGAGAACCTTACTTTCCATGAGATCGACTCTGTCATAACTCGATGCGGCAAGAACTCCAAGATCATATTCTGCGGCGACTTTAGACAGTCAGATCTCCAACGATTTGAAGATCGTCAAGGGCTTAAAAAGTTCATGGAGATAGTGTCAAAACTCCGTAGTTTTGATTATATTGAATTTACACAAGATGACATAGTTCGTTCTGGGTTGGTCCGCGAATATATTATAGCAAAATCTGATTTAGGATTTTAAGTGGACTAGTTAGTTATTATATATACAGAAAGGAGATAAAAAAATGTTTCACTATCTGTATAAAACAACACACAAAGACGGCCGATATTATGTCGGCCGTCACTCTACTAAAAAATTAAATGATAATTATATTGGTTCTGGTAAATGGGTAAAATCGATCAAAGATAAAAATACATTATCTACGGAAATTTTATGTTTTTTTGATTCTGTCGAGAAATTAAAAATACATGAAAAATTACTAATAAATGAACATATCAATAATGAAAAATGTATGAATTTTAATAATGAATCATGTGGATTTGCATCAAATAAATTAAATCCAAGTCATAGAGAAGATATTAAGTATAAATCATCCATTAGATTTTTAGAAAATAATCCAATGAAAAATGGTCATACGGAAGATACAAAGAAAAAAATTAGTCTTTCTGTCACGGGAAAAAACAATCCATTTTTTGGTAAAACTCATTCTAAAAAAACAAAATTAAAAATATCTGAAAAAACACTAGGTAGAATGTTTGATATTGATGCAAAACAAAAAATGTCAAAATCTGCAAAACGTTCATATGAATTAGGTAGAGAACCAACAAAATTTTGGTCTGGAAAAAAACATAGTCAAGAAACTATTTCTAAAATGTC